ATTAGGTATCATTTTAAGACTTAATACAGCATCCGAAAAATACGCTGAAACACTTGGTAAAAGTGTAAGTCAATTAACTACTTATGAAAAGCAAGTAGCTGTAATGAATGAAGTACTTGAGCAGTCATCAGATAAGTATGGCGTTCTTATAGAAAACGGGGAACAAGTAAACCAGTACCAAAGACTACAAGCGTCTACAGTGGAAGCCCTGACTTCAACAATGGGTGTTTTCTCCAATGCACTAGAGCCCGTAGTTAAATTTCTTAGTGATTCTCCTAAGGCACTTTATTTGGCGCTGGCATCTCTAACAGCTTTCATAATAAAGAAGGCCGTTCCTTCCCTTAGTCATTTAAGCTTACAGCTTACAACTTTCGCGTCTTCAGCTGCTGCTAATGCTGCTGCTTCAGTTGCGAATTTAGCAACAAAGCAGGAGCACTTAGTAACAGTACAAAAGGCAGCCTCTGTATCTCATAAAAACTCCACAGCTGCGCTAAAACAATTAGCCCAAGGAATGAAAGATGCTGGCATTGCAGGTAAGACTTTGCTATCTGTTATGCATGATCTAGATAACCCAGCTAATCAGAAAAAGGCGTTAGCGTCCATACGAGCTACTATAAATAGTACTAAGGGTAAAGTTGGTGCAGATGGTACGGTAAACGTCGGCACACTTATAGGTAAGACTACTGGACCAGAGCTAGATGTAATGCGAGGCAAGATAGTTGATATTGTCGCAGGCTTTAAAAATGTGGGCACTGCAGCAACTGGTGTTGCTAGCAAAATAAAGGTACTAGGTGCAGCGACTGTAGCATGGGCCACGCAAGTTAAAACGGCATTTCTGACTACCACCGCTGCTGCTGTTAGTGCAAGCAGTCAAATGAGTATGGTTATAGCTCAGGGAGGCCTGATAGCAGGTCTCAAAAATTTTGGCTCCATTGTTACCGTAGCTTCTAAAGGTTTAGGAGTTCTAGGAGGCGCCGCAGTAGTTGCTGGTACTTCCATGGGTTTTCTACTCTCTGCGTTAGGTCCTATAATGTGGGGCCTTATGGGCATTCAAGCAGCACTAGCTGTTATAGAATGGTTCAAGTCTGACGAAACTAAGGCTCAAGAAGCTGCACTAGATAAGCTTAAAGACGGGTACGGGGAGCTTGCAGAGTCTATAGAGAAATATGGTAATCACCTTACAGTACTTAGCTCAATCGAGACTAAAACAGTATCCGATTCCATAAAAAGATTTAAGTTCCTAGCCAATGCTACTAAGTCATTCGCTGACGCAATTTCAGCATCTTGGGAAAACTTTTCAGCTACTATACAAGTAGATTACTCAATCATTCCGGGAGATAACCCTGACGTACGAATAAACGACAAGTTACGAGAGCTTCAGGAAGACTTTCTAAATGATGGTGGCGCAGACAAGGTCAAAGGCAGTGCTTTGAAGTTCTACGAAGATAAACTTTCTGGACTCACCGCTGGTAGTATTAAAACTATGGATGAGTTAGCGGAAAAAATGAAGGAGTTTGACGGCGATGTGGTAATTAATATAACTAAAGCGTCTAAAGACAACTTCATAGAAACGTTTGGTAAAATGTCGGAAGGTGCTAAAAAGGCCGTAACAGACGCGATCTCCACTGCAGGTCTTACAGATACCTTTACAAAGGTAGGTACAAAAGGGGCTGATGTAACCACTGCAGAAATTACAGCACTAGTTGAAGTTATTAAGAACACGTACCAAGAGTACGCGGATATAACCAAGAAGTACTCAGATAGTACAACTGCTTTTTCTCAGTTGCCTGGTAAAGACGTTACTGACTTCTTTAAAACTATTTTCCCTAGAGCACTAAGCACTACTGAAGCTGCGGCTTTTGCAATGAGAGACACTGTAGACGATATGTCATCCAGCTTCAAAAATATGAAAAGCAGTGATCTAGACGTAAAAACTTTGCTGCAACAGTCTAATCAACTGGCAGAGGTTACAAGGCGTTTGGGACTTACCCCATCTGCTAACCTACTGGTTCAAAAAGACCTCGATGATTACGCTAAGGGCCTTATAACACTTGAGGAACTTAGGGCTAAGCATGCTAAGTCTCTTGAAGATCATTCTGATACAATAGAGGATTACGCCAAGTCTCTTGCACCTTTAGTCACTAAAGGCCTGGGTAATAAACTACTAGTTGATACAAAAGCCCACACTGCAGCCCTTAACGCCCATAATCAGGTTCTAATAGCCTTCAATAATAAGGCTAAACCAGATGCCGAAGATGAAGCTCTATTAGCAGCCTCTAAAATAGGCAAGGCAAAAGCCGAATTACAACTATTAAAAGAGCAGATGGTTGAACGGAACGCTATAGCCGAGAACGAACTACTAGTAAATGGTATGGGTGATAAAAGAGAAGAAATTCTTCATAATCAACATAAGGCTCTTGTACAGAACTACAAGGACGTTTACGAACAAACAATTCTTGCTGGAAAATTAGAGGATTATGAGAAAGAATCCCTGAAATTACTAAGAGATCACCTAATAAAGGCTGCTGAGTTAGCTGAGGCTGAGAGAATAAGACTGAAAGGGATTACTGATTATAATGATCAGTTAAAGATAACCACTGCTGAGTTGTCACTACAAGCGGCCATTATTAAAGCTACTAAACTACCAGGCGCTATTAGTACTAATGCTAGAAAGGAACGTATTGAAGCTGCTATATACAGGCAGGGTGGAAAAGCTACAGTATTGCAGGCTAAGGCATTAGCGAAGATAAATAAAGAAGCGGCTCTTGACGTCCTTGCTATACAGAGAGAAGGTTTAATACTTGCTAACAAGACCGCCACAGACAACCTAGGATCTGCAAATCTTGCCTACAACTCCCTTCTAGATAAAAACGGTGACCCTAAAGAAGGTGTCACAGACCAACAGATGAGGGATGCTACGTTAGCGCAAACAAACGCACAGCAAGCAGCTGTCGTTTCTGCTACTAACCTAGTCAGGCATGATAATGTAACTGCACCTAACGCCGCAACAGACGCAGACTTAGAAGAGAAGAAGGTTGCTAGTGCTGCTATTTTAGAACTACTTGCTGAACAGCAAGCAGCACGCGATGCGAATACTGCTAAAACACTACGCGATACGGAACTGACTAGTCAAGCAGCTCTAGCCGCTGTAGCTAAAGATAGAGATGCACATGATAGGTATTGGGCTACTCAAGGAACTAACAACTCTGAACAGCGTATTCTTGAAGAAGATAGACTGAGAAGACGAGAAATCGCTGCGGGCTTTACTGCCGAAGAAAACTCTTTACTAGTACAACAGGCAGCTGTGACAGCACAAATTGCAGCTCTAGAAGCTGCTATATCCAACTCAGATACTATTGAATCAGACAAAGTTACACTTCGGGCTGCTTTAGCTAAGGCTCAGAGCGAGCTACAAGTACTGAAACAAGAACGTGCAGCCGGTGTAGTTGCTGAGTATAGTAAACAGGAAGGCGTAAATGCTGACTCTAGACAAGCTCAGATAGATCACCCTGCGTCAGTTTCAATGGCATGGAAGCACGCTTCTCAGGAAATAGGTAAGAACCTTAAGTCCATCGAAGAAACTTTCGCTGACGGACTTATTGCAGGTTCTAATAAGTTTGCTGATAGCTTTGTAGACTTGATAGCTGCTGGTGACCTAACTGCAGAATCCTTCGGACGAATGACTGCTAGTATCTTGGCAGATATGGCTAAGATGATAGCTAAGATGTATATCATGAAGGCAATCCAAATAGGTATGGGCAGCTGGGGCGGCCCTAGTGGTAGTGTTGGTTCTGCTGCTTCAGATATGGGTGCTGGTGGTCATGGTCCTGGTTCAGGTAGCATGATGGGTATGGCGCGAGGTGGTGTAGTAGATAGACCTACTCGCGTACTTTTTGGGGAAGCAGGAGCAGAAGCTTTTGTACCTTTACCAGATGGTAAGAATATCCCTGTAGTTATGAGCCTACCAGAAGGTGGCGGAAACGGCGTTACCAACAACGTTAACGTTAGCGTTAGTGTAGAAAGCTCTGGAAAGACTAGTACCACGAGTACTAGTGACAACTCCGGCGCAGCTAGTACAGGTAAGTTAATTGCTTCTATTGTGCAGCAAGAACTAATGAAACAATCTAGACCTGGTGGTCTACTAAATAGAGGTTAAAGATGGCAGATGTTTTTGAATACATTGGCGCTGGTGGAGTAGACCTGTTTATACCATCTTCTGGGTATTCTAAACAGGCTAATACTAGAGTTAGGGCTATAGAGTTTGGGGACGGTTACGCACAACGTTCCCCAGATGGTATAAATAATACTAAGTATACTTGGGAGCTATCCTTCAATAATAGACGATACGACGTCATAAATGACATTGAAGCGTTTTTTATTGATAAGCAAGGTAGTCGACACTTCTTGTGGACTCCGCCGGATGAATCGGTGGAGTACACAGTAGTTTGTGCGAATTGGAGTAGTAATATTGGCTCTCCACTTCATAAGTCACTTAGTTGTACTTTTGAGCAGGTATTTGTCTAATGGCGCATCCTATACCTCCTTTAGTAGAGACACTTAGTTCTCTTGAACCAACTTCTATGGTCACGCTCTATGAGATTGACTTTAGAAGCTTGGGTCTGTCTCCTGATATTAGCACTACCGTATACGTTGATGTTGGCCCTTCTTTTGGGTCGCAGTTTAATACTCCTATAAACACTCCTATTGATATTCAAATTCCTTCTGTAGGAACTATACTCCTATCCGGTGCGCTTACAGTTACCGGAGGCGTAGTAACTCGGAAGTTTAGTGATACAGTAACATTAACACCAAACCCTGGATACTCGGGCCAAGTGGCTATTACTGTACTAAGTTCTGAGGCTATAATATTTTTTCATAGTGGGCTTAATGCTCTAAACTCTTCCGTGGTATGGCAAGGTAATAAATATCAACCCCTCCCGATACTTGCGGACGGTTTCGAATCAAATCCTAGTGGACAACTACCTAGACCTAGATTAGTAGTCGCCAACGTTATGAGTATAATTAGTACTTATATAGAATTATTTGACGACTTGTTGGGTGCACAGGTTACACGCAGAAGAACTTTTGCTAAGTATTTAGACCCTATAAACTTTGAGGGTGGGGTAAACCCTTATGCAAGCCAAACTTCTGAACTACCTCCGGATTTGTATAGAATAAATAGAAAGATGATGGAAACTAAGCTTCAAGTAGAATTCGAACTAGTAGCAGCTTGGGATATCGAAGGCGTACAACTACCGAGAAGACAGGTACTACAAAACTTGTGCTCTTGGGAGTATAGGAGTACAGAATGTGGCTATAGGGAAGAAGGTGGAGTAGCGACCGCCTTAGATATACCAGACCCTCACCGAGAGAACGATAGTTGTGGTAAGCGACTTACAAGTTGTAAGTTAAGATTCCCTACAGGTAGTTTACCCTTCGGCGGGTTCCCAGGAGCGGGAGTATCTAGATGAGTTTTATAAACCCAGCAGTACTACACGCTAGGGCGGAAGCGCCTAAAGAGTCCTGTGGTTTAGTAGTCCAAGTAGGAACTTCTGCTGAGTACGTACCTTGCAATAACATCTCCATGGACCCTGAGAACGAGTTTATACTTGACCCACAGGATTACGTGAAAGCCGAGGACAAAGGCAAAATTTTATCGGTAGTTCACTCCCATAAAGATAATAGCCTGCCTAGCGAGTTTGATGTAAGTTCTTGCAACAGAGGCAGTGTACCTTGGGTAGTATTAAACACCTTAGATGGTACATACACTACTATACAGCCAGTAGACTACACGGACCTCCCATTAGAGGGGCGGCCTTTTGTTTACGGTATTCTCGACTGCTTTACTGTAGTACGAGACTACTATAAACGAGAATTAGACATAGTTTTAAAAGACCCACACAGACCAGAAGACTGGTGGAATGAGCCAGGTATGAATTTGTATGTGGACAGTGCGGAACAATGGGGCTTTCATAGAGTCCAAGAAATTAAAGAACACGATGTAATATTGATGCAGATGGGCTCTAAAGTAGCTAACCATGCAGCCGTCTATATAGGAGACGGACAAATATTGCAACATCTAGATAACAGATTATCTAGGGTGGACCTATACGGAGGTTTTTGGGTGAAGTGCACACACAGTATTTGGAGGCACAATGGCAGAAATTAGACTATATGGACACTTAAGAGATAGTTTTACCGATAAAGTAACATTGCTAGTGTCCAGCTTTCCAGAAGTAATACGAGCACTGAGTATGAACTTTCCTACCTTTAGCTCTGAGATGGAAAAAGATAACAGACAGTACAAGATATTTATAGATAACTCGCAACTATCTGCAGATAATCTCAGTTTATCGCCTATAGGTGATAACTCAGTAATTAAAATCGTACCAGTACTGGAAGGGGCCGGAGAAGGTAAGGACCCTATGGCTATGATACTTATAGGGGCAATGATAATTGCTACTGGAGGATTCGGCCTAGTAACACTGGCAGGGGGAGCAACAACAGGACTTGCCGCTTTCGGAGCTAATATGGCGATGGGTATAGGTTACTCTCTTATTGCTGGAGGTATTGCATCCTTAATGCAAGAAGGACCAGCGGAAGAGGTAGACCCCAATAGTTCCACTATAATAGGCCCCGTTAATACTACGGCACAAGGTGCTGCCATTCCTATAGGGTACGGAAGAATGAGGATCGGTAGTGCGGTAATTTCCGCAGCTATAGATATAGATCAGGGCTTAAAAGCTACCATAGGTACTGTAGCGGGAACTTTACATGTTCCACCTGTTGATGAAACTGATGAAACTTAATAATAGAGAGTAAATAAATGTCTAAACCAATAATTGGTAGAGGTGGTGGTGGTAAAGGCGGAGGCGGTGGTTCTGAGTCCCCTAATACCCTAAAGTCTCAATCCTACGCTAACATAATAGACTTACTCTGCGAAGGCCCGATAGAAGGGTTTTACCATGGTGCAGGTGAAGGAGAGCAGGATATATACTTAGACGGCGTCCCTCTCAAGAGGCCTGACGGCACCTACAACTTCAGCAACTACGCTTATGAAATGCGGTCTGGTACTCAGGACCAAGATCATCTAAATGACTTTCCTATTGCAGTACCAAATATCGTCAATAAGATAACGTCATATGATACTCCAGCTACTACTACTATCTACAATACTGAGGTTGCTGATGCTTTTAAAGTCATAGTAAGTGTAGACTCTTTGCATGAGTCTGACAAGGAATCTGGTGACCTATACGGCCACTATGTAAACTACAGTATATCTTTAAGCATAAACAATATAGATTTCATACCGCGAGTTAAGGATAGTATTGTAGGCAAAACGATGTCTGCGTATGAAAAAGCTGTAACTATTGACATTCCGAGTGATTGGCAAGGTAAGCCTATTTATGTACTCCTCGAGAGACTCAGCCCTGATGACATAAAATCAGCAGAGACTAAGGGTGATATAAATCAAAGCAGTCTTCTTAGACTTAAAACCGTTACTACGCTAACGTATGATAAACTAACTTACCCTAACTCAGCTCTTGTTGCGCTCAATATAAACTCTGAGTACTTTTCCAGTGTGCCAACTAGATCGTACGACCTGAAACTTATGCAGGTTCTGGTTCCGGCACCACCATTTTACAACCCAGAGACTAGAGAATACAATATTTCTGGTGGGATGCACTGGGATGGAAGCACTGTACTAGCTTGGTCAGATAACCCAGCATGGTGCTTCTATGACCTATTAACAAACTCTAGGTACGGGCTGGGTAAGTACTTAAAGCCTCATATGATAGACAAATGGGAACTATTTAAAATCGCTAAGTACTGTGATGATTTAGTCCCTGATGGTTTTGGTGGCGAAGAGCCTCGATATACCTGTAACATCCTGATAAACTCAAGAAAGGAAGCTCTTAATGTAGTCAGGGATATGGCTAAAATATTTAGAGGTATGGCGTATTGGTCGGGAAGTCAGCTAACCTTCGTTTATGACCATGAAGATACTCCTGAGATGTTATTCACAAATGCTAATGTAGTGGATGGCGTCTTCTCTTACAGTGGTAGTGCATTAGCCGCTAGGAAGAGTGTAGCACTAGTTACATGGCAAGATCCAGAGGTTGGCTACGAAAAAGTAATAGAGTATGTAGAAGATGAAGCGGCATTACGTAAATATGGATATAAGGAAGCTTCACTTAATGCTATAGGCTGTACCTCTAGAGGACAGGCTAGAAGATTAGGAAAATGGTTACTGTTTTCTGAAAACTACGAAGGCAACCTACTGGGATTTAGCGCAGGAAACATTGGAGCGTCTTTAAGACCTGGTTCAGTAATTTCTATATCTGACAGAACCAAAGTAGCTAGTAGACTAGGTGGCCGTATAGTTTCTGTGTCCGGTAATACCGTTACAATAGATCAAAGCTTATCGTATACTGTAGGGTCGGAACTACTGGTTGAAATACATACACCAGTAGTAGAAACCTTACCAAATAATACTACGGAAATCCCTTCAGTAAAAGAACGTCACATAGCTACTATTGAAAAAAGAACCATAATTGGAGTAACTGGAAACGTAGTAACTCTAAGTACTAGTTTTGGGGCAGGAACGGAACCACTCCCTGGCAGTATGTGGATAGTTAACATACCTGCAACAGTAGAGCCGGCCACTTTTAAAGTGCTGTCTATATCGGAGAATACAGATACTGGGGTATACGATGTAAGTGCTGTAAAGTACTCGGTAGGTAAGTATGGCTATATAGAAGAAGACATCCCATTTACACCAAGAGTAACCTCTAACCTAACGTTAGCCCCAACTCCTGTAAACGCAGATTCAATGACGATAACTGAATCGTTGTATAGGGCGGGAGGCGCAGTACATAATAAAGTAGAGTTTGACTGGGCAGATGTACCAGGCGCTTTAAACTACTCTGTAGAGTATAAGCTAGGTAATAACAACTGGGCAGTACTAGATAGAGAGTGTTCAGTTTCTTACACAGAGTTACTTAACGCAGCACCTGGTAAGTACACCTTCAAAGTATCTACTAAGAACTCCTTTAATCGTAGGTCACCTTTTGTAGAATCTGCTGTATACTCAGTGCTAGGCAAGACGGCGCCACCTAGAGACGTTGAGAACTTCACGTTCGCACCCAATAAGGCTGGTGTACTACTGACCTGGGATCCAGTACCTGACTTAGATCTGCATGGATATGAGCTAAGGTATGGAGATTCTTGGGACAATGGAGTGGTGGTCGATGTACTAACAGCCACTAGAGCGCTTATTACTCTAGAGGACCACAGTACGTTGGGCGAATATCAACATAGTTATCACATTAGAGCCATCGACACAAGTGGCAATTACTCAGAAAACGTTAAGTCGCTACACGTAGTCTTTCCTCCTATACCTCGAGTATTTGGTTTTTCCTGCGTGCAAGCACTCAGTAGACTAGAACTTGCTTGGAGGCCTTCCAATGATCCGTACCTTGCAGGATACGAAATAAGAGAAGGTGTTGAGTGGGCACAATCCTCCCTAATAGCTGTAGTAAATTCTACTCACTACTCTATACCTTATGGAGGGCAAGGTACTAGAACTTTCCTTATCAAAGCGGTTAGTTCGTTAGGTATTAAGTCAACTATAGCGTCATTTGCTACTACCGAAATTGCTCAACCTACGGATATGAATGCTGTATTCCTACAGGATGAAAAAGAGGATGATTGGCCAGGCATTAT